TCAATCAGTACTTTGTTACGTTGATAATTACGTTGCTGTTCTTCAGTCATTTTAGAATGATCTCGGAACTCTTCGATCTTAGTCTTACGCATAGTAGTCTGTCTAGTACCAGTAACGAATACATCATCTGCACTCATTATGTTAGGTACGCCATCTGTAGAGTCACCTGCACATATATGTTCATGAAGATCGAACTTATCTTCTTGCTTGATTAACTTCTTAGCAATAGGACTGAACTGTTGTACATTTGTATTACCTGCTTGCAACTGAAGGAAATCCTTATCAGAAGAAACAATCATTACATCTTCATGTTGACCGAACTCTTGAGTTGTAAGAGTAATATGAGCAATAACATCATCTGCTTCACAAGTATCTACATTCAAAACATACCATGGAAGGAATTCGTTCATCTCTTCTACAACAGTATTGATCATACCATATACAGCATGCCAATCAAGATCAGACTTCTTACGATCAACCTTACGTTTGTACTTATATTCTGGATAGTAAACTTTACGCCAGTTCTTAGAACCTTCTGTACATATAACCATAGCACCATATTGATCACGATACTTCTTGTTATACATCCTGATGTTGTTTAGACAAATGTGTCGTACAATGTCTTCTGTAATCTCAATCTTCTGTAGGTTAGCTTGAGCTATCTGCCCAATAACAACACCATTAAAATCTAATAATATAATATGCCTTCTCCAATTTACTGTTTATCATCATCATCGTATTCTTCAAAATCTTCTTCTTCAAGAAGAGCAGTTAACTCAATATGCATTGCATCTAGTATCTCGTGAGTGAAGTGTGGGATCTTCTCTACTCGAGAAATAGCTCCACATAACATATTGATGGTTACTGTCAAGTCATCTATCAACTTAGTATCTTCTGCATCATAACCATCCATAATCATCTGTTCGATAATCATATCAGTCATGAACTGAACATACTCTTCAATCTCTTGCATTGTAGCTTCCATCTCATTACGCTTATTCAGATGCTTGTTCTGCTTAATGCCTGGAAACTTTACAATATTATCTTTACTCATAACATATTATACCATATAACTAGGCTGAAGACAACCTATATTTGTAAACTTTTCACATGATTTGCATGTATCTTACCACCCACAAATCTGTTATAGTACTCGTCAGGTTTAAGAATTACATCGAGAGCCATTTGCATATGCATTTCTACATAGTTGCATTCGCCCTTAGACTTACACAATATCAATATCTCTCTATCAAATAACGCACCATTAGCACGCTCTTCATTAAGTAACTCACATGAACCGTAATAAGACTTCCAATCAGATTCACCTAAGTACTTCTTCTTTTTACCCTTTACTTGCCTGGTCTTCTTAGCCCAGAATACCTTCTTACCAATATACTTCTTGCCTGTCTCTACACTAGTAACTACATATACAAACCCATACACATCCTTGTGAGTGGATTCACCTAAGTCGTAGACCTCGCCCTTATAACTCCAACTCATCTTCTACTTCAGTTGGTGGCAGATCTTCTACTGGTTTACTACAGTACGGGCAATAGTTTGGTTCAATGTCTAGGTCGTCATCATCTATAATTTCATATTCCGTATCGCACTCTTCGCAAATTATATTATACTTCATAAGCTGAGACTCGATAATGACGCTTGAATTGATACTGCTTGCCGAAGTTCATCGAACCCGCCAATAGCATCACCGTCTATTTTGATTTGTGGAAACGATCTTGCGTTATAGAATTCCATACTGAAATCCTCTATGCTAAAATCTCTATCTAATACTAACTTCTTATATTCTAAATCCTGTGACTCGCATAATTTAACTGCTGCAATACAGTATGAGCAGGGTGGTGTCTCCCTTGCATAAATCTCGATCATAAACTTAATCCCTTTAATGTGTCATCTGTGACATCTTGTTTTACTCCTCCAACAATGTATGAGGAAATTTCTGTCTCTTGTGGTGCTACTTGTACTTGTGATCCTGATATCCACTTTTCAGTCCATGGCAACGGATTAGCTTGCGATACCTGATACGGTGATACATATCCTAGTGTCTTCATACGCTTAGATGATATCCATTCAACGTAATCTTTAAGAATTACGCTATTCAATCCAATCATTGATCCGCCAGCAAAAAGGTAATCGACCCAAACTTTTTCTTGGTCGATTGCTGATATAAACATAGCATTAACTTCTTCACGACAATCTTCCTGGATCTTAATGAAGTCATCATCTTCTTTTAATAGATTACGAATAATCTGAGTAGATGAAGATAAGTGTAAGTTCTCATCACGTGCGATTAATTTAATAATCTTAGCATTACCTTCCATCTTCTTCAATTCAGCAAATGCCCAAGAGCAAGCGAACGATACATAAAAGCGAATGCCTTCCAGTATGTATATAGAATGAAGACACAGCCATAATGCTTTCTTATGGTCATATGTAGAAACTACATTTCCTGCAGCAGCTTCACTGTTTAATCTAATTAGATTATCATAGTACTTTGATACATCATCAGCACAATCAAGAATTTCAGATATGCTATTGATCTCATCAAATACAATAGAAGGATTAGGGTAAATGTTACGAATGATATGGGTATATGATCGAGAGTGTATAGTCTCAAAGAAAGACCAGGTCTCGATCATTACTTCTAGCTCGGGTAATGAGCATATTGGTAATAGTGCCAGGTTAGGAGATCGTCCTTGAACACTATCAAGAAGGATCTGTCTCTTTAAATTTGCTGTAAAGATATGCTGCTCGTGATCATTAAGTTCACGGAAATCTGATTTATCTTTAGTGACGTCAACTTCAGATGGACGCCAGAAGAAGCCTAACATCTTATCAGTTAGCTTCTCGTAGGTAGGGTACTTAACTTCATCATATCGAGCAATGTCTACCGCCTCATCAAAGAACATATTACGTTCAAGATGAGACACATTGGCTGGCTTATACACACTCATTTATTTCTTCCTTATTAAATCTTGCATGAATCGCAATCTACTTCATCAACTTCTTCACCTGCTCCATCATGAGTATTAAAATAGTATAGATGTTTGCCGCCGTATTTATAAAAATTAATAAGGTCACGCATCATTTCAGACATAGGCACCTTGCCATCTTCATAATGATCCGAGTTGTATGACGTATTAACTGAGATGGCTTGATCTATATATTTCTGTAACACTGCACATATTTTAAGATAACCATCTGGTCCTTTTTGATCCCATAAGAGATCGTATTTGTTCTTTAGGCGAGGATAACCTGGAACTACCTGAGCCATGATACCATCTTTAGATCCCTTATAAGATACAAAGGCTCTTGGTGGCTCGATACCATTAGTAGAGTTAGATACTTGTGCAGATGTTTCTGCAGGCATCAATGCCATAACGGTAGAGTTACGAATTCCATGTTCACGTAGATCATCCTGCAAACCATTCCAATCCATTCTTGATACAGAAGCAACCAATTCATCTACTTCGCGCTTATACGTATCACGAGGAGTAATACCACTATGATACTTAGTCTCATCAGAAGCAGGACATGCACCCTTCTCTTTAGCAAGGTTGTTAGATGCCTTGATAAGATAGTAGCTCCATGCTTCTGCATATTCATCTACAGTAGCAAGTGCATCATCGTTATACTTTAATCCACGCTTTGCTAGAAAGTAAGCAAGGTTAATGATACCGACACCCAATGGTCTGCGACGCATAGTTCCAGCCATTGCTGCTGGGACAGGATAATCTTGGTAGTCAAGGAGCTCATCGAGGGATCTAACTGCCAAGTCACAGTATTTTTCAAAATCGGCAGGGTCTGAAATGAGTCCCCAATTAATTGCACTGAGTGTACATAGACTGATTTCACCATCTTCGTCGTCTGCATGCTTTAGTGGTTTGGTAGGTAATGCAATCTCTGCGCATAAGTTACTCTGCTTAATAGGTGCAACTTCTGGTAAGAATGAACCATGATCATTTGCGTGATCAACATTCTGTAGATAGATGCGGCCTGTTTCTTTTCTCTCTGTAAGAAATGACGAGAATACTTCTAGTGCGGGTAATGACTTCTTACGTACAGATCTAGATTTCTCATACTTTTCATATAGAGCCTTAAACTTATCTTGATCATCATAAAATGCTTTGTACAAATCAGGTACTTCATCAGGCGAGAAGAATGTAATGTTACCGCCAGTTAATAGACGCTCATACATTAGCTTATTGAATTGTACGCCATAATCTAAATTACGAATACGATTCTCTTCTGTACCCTTGTTATTCTTTAATACAATCAGGTCTTCAAATTCCCAATGCCATACAGGATAATATACTGTAGCGGCACCACCACGAACACCACCTTGACTGCAGGACTTAACTGCAGCAGCAAAGTATTTTAGGAATGGAATTAAGCCTGTGTGAACAACAGAACCGTCACCAATCCTAGAGCCAATGCCACGGATTCCGCCAGCATTGATACCAATGCCAGCTTTCTTAGATATGTAGCGAACGACAGACGTAGCCGTTGCGTTAATCGAACCGAGGGAGTCGCCGGATTCAATGAGCACACAAGAGGAGAACTGTCTAGTAGGAGTTCTAACCCCAGCCATAATTGGTGTAGGTAATGAAATGTAGAATTGAGAAACTGCATCGTAAAAGTCTTTAACATACTTCATCCTTGTATCATTTGGGTAATTTTGAAATAATGTAGCTGATATCATCATATACAAAATTTGCGGTGTCTCGTATATCTCTTTAGTCTTTCTATTCTGTACAAGATATTTACCACGGAATTGTTCCATACCAACATACGTGAATGTATTATCACGGTCATGCTTAATGAAGTCTTCCATCTTATCAAATTCAGCAGGAGTGTAACTATCTAATATAGCTTTATCATATACACCACGCTCGATGTTATCATTAACAACTTCAAACAAATGCTTTGGTACATATCCACCGAATACTTCTTTACGAATTTTGTAATTGATTAAGCGAGCAGCTACAAATTGATAATTAGGTGTTGCTTCTGAAATTAATTCTGAAGATGATTTAATCAATAATTCATGAATTTCATCAGAAGGTATTGAGTTATATAATTGAATGTTAGAGCGTAATTCAATTTCTGATACAGATACACCAGAAATTAATTCACAAGCCCAATCAAGGATCCTATGAATCTTCTCTAATTCAAAGCCTTCTTTATTACCATCTCGTTTAGTAATTAAAATGTCGTTCATTTCTTTTCCTCAAAGTACGTCTTGTATGCAATAATAATATTCTTTTGGTCCTTTATATATCTCTTTAATTCTGCAAAGTTTATAGACATAGCTTCATATCCTTTATCTGTTACTGCAAAATATACTCGTTCCTCTACATCTAGCTTTTCGAACTCTGCATCAGAAGTACCAGGAGTGATGATAACAATTTCCATATCCATCCATTCAACAGGTACAGGACTCAAGAATTCAATTGTTGGATCATCATATTCTGGAATAGGACAATCAATTGCTATCACAGGAGGTGCTTTAGGAAATACTGAACATGCTGTCATACTTAATGCAGCAGCAGCTAAAATTAACTTCTTCATTCTGCTACCTCTTCTGTAACGACAACATCTTCAATCACTACTTCAGACGTTAGTTCACGTACATCAGCACCAAGTGCTTTTGTAGCTTTATTAACAATCTTAGAAATGAGAGCAGGCTTTGCAGCAGCTAATACACCTAGATCACGTTCTTTGCCAGACGAACTGACATTGAACTTGTTCCGTAGAGCGTTAACTTCTGCAGCATTCTCACGAGATGATTTTACTAGACCAGATTGTACATCTTGAAGCAAGGTCATATTGTCATTGATATTACTAATGACTTCTGATTGCTTTGTGATGAACTCCGATTGAATTTGCATAGCAGCATCTGATTGAGCCACTTGGACTTGCAAGTTATTGATCCGCTTTTGCGATTCAGTGTAATACCAATAACCGGCACCGGCTACTGTTATAATTCCACCGATCGCCAGCATTTGAAGACCTGATGTTATTCCCATAATGTAATTCCCGCTGTTTATATTCTACTAGATTATGGTACTATTATAGCGTATATTCAGATAAAAGTAAACAGCTAATTTGATTTATTTTGCAGAACGTCTACGAATAGATCTCATAGCACCCGTAGTAGAGTCCTTTAAGATTATTGTATTGTTTGGCTGCTTTCTAGCATAGTCGTGGATTGCTTTTTGATTTGAATCCGCTAGGTCTAGATACTTGCTCCAGCGTTCAAACTTATTACGGCCTGTGCTGAATTTATTGAAGGTTTCAGATGGTACTGTGAAAGCCTTGTACTTCTTGATGACTCCACCAAGAGGTTTATCTTTCTGCGCAACACCGCCTGATTTGTTAGTAGGTTCGCTCATCGTCTTAGATCTCTTGCTGTTACTTGTACAAATTGCTTAGTAGCAATATGCTCTACGTTGTATACATTCATACCGAAGATAGACCCAACAATTTCTTCATTACCATGTGCAATAACTTTTGATTCAGCCATTGCAATCTCTTCACCAGTAGATGGTAGCATGATGTTATTAACTAACGTATATACGCCAGGAAGCAATTCATGATTGTCACCAATGATATAAGACTCATTGATATCTTCTAGTTCTAGTTCGAAATCAATATCACCAAGCGCTTCAAGGATCTGTGATTCATTCATCTTAGTCTCTTCCTTAATTAGCCACAATGCAGCTGCATAAGAACCAATCTTAGATTTACCACCAGGTACTTTATTCATCAATCTCTTGATCTTAAATACCAATCTATGAAACATTGTGTATACGTCTTTCTGATCAGAGTCTAATTCTTTAACTTTAAGTAAAGGAGTTCCTTCCTTATCTATAATGCCTAAACCAAAGGCAGGTGTATCTTCCCAAGGTGTCACGAGAAGCTTTAGGAATCTAAATGTGTATACTGTATCTGCTGCAGTAGATAAAAAGCTCATTAAATTTTACTCAATTCGTTTTTTAGGTATTCGTCTTCTTCAACGTCGACGTTCGGTATGTATGGCATATAGTTCAAGAATGATATAAAAGTAACTAGAACCGGCCATGAGGAACTAGATACTTTATGGAATAGCATGGCAGTGCACGACTCAACGTCGAAAACATTATATAATACGATTATATGATTAAGTATCAATCTAATCTGCAAATCATCTGGATTCTTATTATATCTCGTGAATAACTTCTTGAGATATTTGAATCTTAGAAGGTCCTCTCGAAACTCTTCTATAGATGTACACTGCGGGTTATTATAATATTTCCCTGCAAACAATTCAAAGTTACTAGCATCAAGGGAATCAAATAGAGACATAATTTAGTCCGTAATTACTTTTTAGCTTTCGAAGCTTTTACGCCATTAAACTCATCACATTCTGCTTTGGTAAACTTACCACACATTAACAATTCACCTGTAACCTTATGAGCGAATCCGCCTTCAGTTAGTTTACAGTTAACAGGTGCTCTTTTAAATTTTGCATTCATTTTGGTATTCCTTATTTTACTTTTTTAACGTCTAATACACCGGCATGCTTCCAAGCTTCTGGAACACCAAGGGCCTTAGCACCTTTCTTTAACGCTTCAGTAGTTCCACGAGCAACTACTTCTACACTATCTTTTAACTTCAAACCGTTAAACTTTTGCTTAACAGTAATAGTCCATTTTTCATGAGTAGCTTCACTAACTGATTCTTTTTTCTTACCTTTGCCGTACTTCTTGTACATGCTCATTTCTTCGTCTTTCTCGTTATCACCTTCCCAATTAGCGTCTACATAATCGTAGAACTTCTTCTTGTTATCGCCTTTAAGATCAGCAATAGATGATGCTCCGAACTTCTTTAATGCTTTAGCGAAGAATGCTTTGTATTCTGCACCATCGCCCTTTTCATCCTTATCTGCTGCTTCAATCATTTGTTTGAATGTCTTCATGTGTGGGTTCCTTAATTTCTATCTTGCGCATTGGGTGCGGATTGATTTAATGGTGTTTTTATAATTGGATTAGGTGCACTATTCATAGTGACGGCTCCAACAACAATTGCAATTATAACAGCCCAGAAAATTCTGGATATGATAACAACTTTAACTTCATTTGAATTTGATTTAATATCTACACGGTCGATCTTACCTTCAGTGTATTCCATACGTTTCAATATATGTCTAATCTCTTCTTCAGTAGCAAGTTGCTTTTCTTCTACTCGTGCAATAGCCACCATAAAATCCGTTAACTTGTCTATCTTTTCTTCTATACGATCTAGACGCTTGTGTGCTGCATTAGCTACTGTATCAGTCATCGACTTTCTCCACTGTATCAATCCACTTACGTAGTGATCTTCCGTCATTAGTTTTTAATATAATGTAGTTAGATCCGAGGTGTGATACTGTACCTACTTCGTCTGATTCCTTAACAACAACCATGTCGCCAATTGCAAATAAATTACCATTAATGTAATCTTCTCTGGACTCAGATACTGATTCTAGTTGAATGTGCTTTCTATATGTATATGATTCTTTAAGACCCATACCTGAACGTACGGCATTGAATAGCTTCTTATCATCTTTAAATGACTTAGGCAGTCCTTTCTTAAACAATTCTAGATCATTTGCTTCTGCTGCGGCTCTCATCTTAGATGCAGACATACCTGAAACGCCTTCAGAGTCTGGATCACGTTCGCCTGCAGAGATGATGTTTACACCACCTTCAAAGTTATAGAAACCGTGACGAGCTTTAACGCCATTGTACTTGTTAGTTAATGCATCAAATTCGTTCACACGATCTGATCCAACAACCATTGATACTTTAGTGAATCCATCTTCATACAGCTTGACAAGGACGTCTATAGCCGTTTTAACACCCTTATCATGGATAATGCTACGTGCATGCTTCGGAAACATCTTCCGCATAAACTTAACTTTATCATCGTATGCAAGAGGATTCTTTTTCTTATCGTTAGTCTGAGATGAGTATATACGATATACATCACCACCCTTAGAGGATTTAGCTAACACGTCTAATAACTTCTCATGACCCACAGTCGGCGGATTAAACCGGCCGAAAGTAAAGACAACGCCAGACGATGCCTCCGTAAGGTATTCATTAAATGACTTAAACATTGACATGCTATTAACCTTTGTTTTTCTTCAGCTTATCTTTATCCATCTGACGAATCTTAGGAAGAAGCTTTTTAGCAATACGGTCGATAGCACCTTTCTTCTTATCTACTTGCTTTTCGATATTTTGGCGCTGCGCAAAAGACAATTCAGACTTATCCTTACCCTTAGTTAATTTCTTAACCAAAAGATTACGTGCATGCTTACGAGCACGCTTCATCAAGGTATCTTTGTCTGCAAGTTTACGAGAGGCTTTCTTACGGCCCAACTTAATCTTTGCTTTATTCTTTCGAAATGATTGTTTCATTTTTAGACGCTGTGCCATAGTTTTGGCTTCATCTAAACTCTCAATAATATACTCGTTAAACTCTATCATGAGTACTTAATCCCATTTAATTTATTGTGGTGTTAGTAGTATTTATACGTACTATTATGTTGAACTTTCCCAACCCTTTATGATTGAAGGATCAAAATTATTCTTTGAGAACTCCATTCTATCTACCAATTTAACGGCAGAACCTGATAGATGATCAATAGCAACAAATCCTTCTGGGGATGTTACTTTAAATCCATCTGCAGTCTTAACAAATGTTGATATACCACCAACCTCTGCTAGCTTTTTGATTAACATTAACTTTGCTTCTACAATGTAGTTCTGTAGATCGAATATTAGTTTAAGATTAGCTTTATTGGATGTCGAGAAGAATGCAAGTATAGCATCACGTTTTACTGTCTGTGATGTCTTGCCTTTCTCTGATTTACGCTTATCAATCTCTTTCTGGAAACGAGCGTTAACCCATACAATTAGTTCTGCTACGTGCTTTGTTGTATTAGTAATACGTTTGCCGTTACGAACTTTAGTGTTGTTGAATGTGTTGAGTAGGAGGTTTAATTCGTTGTTGCTCTCAATCTCTTTAAGAGTTCCAGCGGCAATCTTTTGGAATACTTTACCAGCATTAGATAAATGCGAGGTTAATAGCTTTGTTTCTTTATTAGTGAATGTAGCAAGTCCTGACATATCAGGCAGATCAGCAGAGATGCTCCATACAGAAGGTACTGTCTTTAGCTTTGATACGTCCACACCAAATGATGCTGACATAGCTTCTAATGAACTACCCGTATAAGTTGTATGCCAAACCACACCAATATTAGCTTTCTTTAATGTGGCTGCTAGCTTCGATTCAGCTGGAACAGCATAGGCGATAGTGTTAGGATGCATTGTAATGTATTTCTTACCGTCAATAACAGACTTCTTTAGGTCGCCCTTAGTATACATGATATCACCTTGAATGACACCTTTAATTCCTAACTTAGGGAATTCTTTTAATGCCATCTTCAGCTTCTCGCCTAGACCAGGACCATGGTTCTCGTCTACGTCAGCATCGGTATAATTTAGCTTTGGATTCTTATTGAATATGGATTTAGATCCTACAAAGAACTTTCCATTCTCTGGATTGATGCCAGCAAATACTGCAGGAGCACCATCCCATTTAACAGTAACATCAGTCTTGGCTTTAGTATGACCAGCTAACATATCTCGTAATGAACGCAATGCAAGGATTGCTTCACGAGCTCCTTTCACACCACCATCAAGCACAAGATCCTCAATATGAGTCATATGAGTATTCTTTGCTTCTTGTATTAAGTGTTCGCTCATCGATATCATTATATTTCCTTTAACTTACGTCTTGTATTCATGTACGCAACAGGATAGATTCCTGCTCTGATGTTCTTTACTTCAACACCCTTAGGCGACATTACTTTACGTCCAGATCTAAATGTAGCTCCGAACACTGCAGTAAACTTACCTATCTTGGCCCACTTAACATCACCATTAATGTGAATGCTCTCTGAGAAGTCTAAAGTATACTTCCCTTTCTTGCCAATTAGCAACGGATTTCCTTGTCCAATACAATGACAATTATCTCTTGCAAATGCACCACCATATCCTGGTCCGTACACAGATGCGTTAATTAGCCTTGGATCTTTGATAACTCTGTAGTATGCATCACCAGACTTTGGCTTATCAGTCTTATATACAGCAGCTAGATCATTAACGAATGCTTCAATCTCTTTGTGCTTTAGACCTGATTTGATGGAGATACCACCATATTGACTGAAGCCTTTAGCGCCACCTTCTTTCTTATGAGAGATAAAACCTACTTCTTTACCACTACTATTGATCAATGCAATATCTGCTTTAGGATCGCCTTTGATGTGATCTGATGAAGCAGTTACGACATCTGCAACAGTAAACTTTCCAATCTTAACTGAGATGCCTTTGTTGCCATTAGCCATTACTGCTTTTCTGATATAACCATCAAGGTCGCTTGTAGCAAGTATCTCTGCATCCATTGCTTTGAATCCAGAAGGCTTTCTTACATGCTTAATGTGGATGTAACCGATAGATGTATGTAATGCTGGATTACCATCGATGTCATACACTTTCTTAGAAAGTAGTCTGAATGTAGTACCAGCTTGTGTAACAGAAGTTTGGATACCATTCTGATCATATACAGGAACGTCTTTCTTTTTGTTCTCTATAGAATAATCTATGGTTAATGCCTTAGGATTATCGATAACATATTTCTTGATGTTCGGTGTGCCATTGGTAGACTTACCTACTAACGTTGCCTCCGAGATGTACCCTATAAATGTCTGCATGTATATTCCGTAATGATATCGTTTTGTATATTTATATAAATTAAAATTGCATAAAAAAAGGGCCCTAGAAGGCCCCTTAACACGTTTAAGGAGCCCTGTAGAGCTCCATTTGGTTATGTGTATTTAACGTCGTGTGCTTTACCATCACCATACGAACCATCATAGTCGTGTAGTGATTCAGCATCGAAGCTAAGATATTGACCGATACGAGTACCAGGAGCAATCTTCATTGGTCCACAAGTGATATGCATTACTGCTGCCATCACTCCATCATATCCTGTGTCATATAGTCCTGAAGTTAAGAATACACCATTACGGTTCAGAGTAGAACGAGTGATAACAAATCCTGCTTCATCCTTTCCTACTTTAATCTTATTCTCCATGATAACTTCATAATGACCTTCTGGTAGATTGAAGATACCATGACGATTAAGCTCGCATGGATCAGATCCCCGATGGACCTTATTCTCTTCATCGATTTCAAATGTGTTCTTTGAAATACGAAACACCTTACCAATTCGAAGATCAACTGCGTTCGGTTGAACGTCACCTTCCTGAATGGCAGACAGCTCTGAAGTAGAACTACCGCCCCCAATATTCTTCATACTCATTAAACTTCATCCTTTGTGTCATGCATCATTAAAATAATGTAATGGATTGCTTTTAACAAATCCTTACGGTTATACCCATCCTTCTTCCCAAAGCGTCCTAGATACTTAATAGCAGTATCACGTGCTGTTGTATCCAATGACCCTAATGACTTCCATACATCGATGATTTGAAGATCATCCCCTTGCACATAGTGCTGGTTGTATGTTGAGTTTACATAGTCTGTAATCTCTTTGAGGATATCACCCTCGTCATATTTGTAATTAATATCCGCCACTCAAACTCTCCATCATTTTGTCAATCACATAGATGTTAGTTGCACAATGAGACACTAGATCTAATGCCCTAGATGAATCGCAACCAATCAACTTATAATCAAAATCTACTTCTAATTCAAATTTACCATCCACCAAACCAGTAGGTGAGTTGTCAAACTTGATACTATTTAATCCAGCCCAAATAGCAGCCGAACTATCCCATGTGTCAATCAAATCTATATAACGAGCAAGTAATTCGATCTCATTAGGACCATCAACCATACCCAGTAAGTGAATCATCTTACCATTGTCTACAATCTTCTGAAGGATTCCACGTTCATCCAACATATTCATAAACTTCCAACGAGATAAGAATCGTTGTAACTTGTTATTCTTCTCTACACCAAATGCATTAGGAATAGCAAGAATAGAGAATCCAATGTAATCTACATGTTCAGATTCTGATGCCCACTCAAATGCATTAAGCAATCCTTCGATATCACCGATCTCTGATTGTGGAACAAAGAACGTACCAAAGCCTGCCTCACGTAATTGTGGAGCCATTTCAACAGCTGCTTGGATTGTTTTAGAGTGATGCTCTGTAGGATAGTCTGACATAACAATGTAGTCAGCATTGACTTTAGTTCCCATCTCGATTAACTTATCAGATGGATACATTGGTCGACCCTGCTTGAACATTTCAAATGCAGAGTTATCCATGATGTTAACTACATCAAGGCCTTCACATTTATCAGCATACCACTTAGTGTATACTTTATCTGTTTCGACAAGATGTGCTAGTGTTAGATGAAATTCACGATCACCAACAAGGATGTCCAATAGATGAGGATCACCAGGACAGATATGTGCGAATGTTGCCATTATAAACTTACTCCATAATAAAAGGCACCGAAGTGCCTATTTTAAATTAATCACCCATAGCTTGAGATACTAGATCATCCCAATACTTCTTAGCATTAGCAGCACCAAACTTCTTGGTAAACTCTTTCTTCAACTTCTCGTGATCATGCTTAGTATTTTCCATACCATAGATAACCCAACCGATCATAGTTGCGATCTCTTTGTTTGAAGCTTCGTTTAATTCTGATACAACATCCGTATACGTTTTGCTCATGACTCTTTACTCTTAATTAATAGTTACTTTATTTATATGATTACGGTTCGTATGTAGCAAAAGAACCGTTCTCTCTGTCTTCCGATACGTCTATTATAACACGTCTACCTGGATAAGTCAACGATATTTGTTCAGCTAATTCATCTGATAACATCTCACATGACATATGATCAATTTGTAATACATCACCAGCATACAGAGCTTCACACCAACGTTTGAATTGAATAAACTCAACATCACGATCATCATGAAACACTTCTAGCTGCACTTTGAAATGAAAGATATGTCTATGAGCATAACCTAGAAAGTTAACATCAT